CTCCCTGTATATTATAATAATTAACATTATTTTGAGATAGTCTTAAATTAGTATTTTGTAATCTAGCTAATCTATCTATTTGTAATTTATCTTCTGTAAAACTAGTTCTTGGAATAATTGTAGATCCAATACCATAGATAGAACCAGGTCCTGTAAGATATCTGTCAATAGTAAGCTGTGCTGGGTTGTAGTTAACTGGGGTGAAATTAGTTCCAGTAAGTGCATTAAAAGCAGATAAAGCAGTATTAATAGTTCTAGTTAATCTAGGAGTTAAAACTAAATTTGTTTGGTTATCTCCTAAGCTAAATTTATTTTTTAATTCTACTAATCTGTTTTGTATACTGTTAGGACTATCATTATTAAAAGTAACTACAGCTTCGTATTTAGTATCATCATCTTGAACAGGTCCGAGACCATGTCTTACAAAATGAAGACCAAAAGCATTAACACCTGTTTGTGCTAATGTATTAATACCTAAATTGTAAATACGAGTAGGACCTAATACACCTCCTGTTACAGTACCTAATAAACCACCAGGAGCTAAAGCACCTGCTGCTACCCCTCTTAATCCTCTTTTTACTTCTAATTTAGGATTAGTTAATTGTAATCCTATTTGTTTTGCTATGAATATTGGACCTTTAGGTGGAGATAAAAGAAAACTACCAATACGAAAAGCATCATTAATAGATGCTTGAACAGAACCTAGAGCCCCTCCTCTAATAAAATCATCACTATTTAAAAAACCACCAATAAGTCTTCCTATATTGCTTCTATTTAAAGCAGATGAAACATTGGGGATTAAAGGAATACTATTTATTCCTACTAAATTTAATATACTATTGCTTCCAAAATTAACTCTAGTACCATGGGGATCGTTAATGTTGGTTGTAATGAAAGGTTGACCACTACTTCCCCCTCCAGGCTGATCTTGCCCGTACTTAAGTGATTTTAAGTCCGTTTGTAAATTAAGTAAAGGCATTTAAAACAAGTTATTAATAACGTCCTTCAATTGGTCCTAAATCTTTATATCTACGACCAGTTTTAGATTTGTATACTTGTGATACTACTCCTGTTGGTATTAAATTAGGAGCAATTGGATCTAATTCATCCATAGTTGATGGTGGTGGTTTCATTGGAAGATTTCTATTAATTAATCTCCAAGTTACATCAGGGTTACCATCTACTGAGTATAGGTTGTGTAATGAGTTTGGCGGTACTGGGTTAACACCAAAGTTTACAGGTTGTCCACCTCTTAAACTTAATGTTCCATCAGTAGCTAATTTGTCTAATAATCCCATGGTTTTTTATATTTTAAACGTTTGATATAAATATTTTAAATTATGCAGACTTGTATGAGCTTTGAACCAATGCTGAGCCTACTTGTCTACTATCCATACTAATTGTTATTGGGCGGTTCATTAATGCTGTTTTAAGATCATTAATAGCAGCAATAACTGCGGATGAATCACCGCCACCCGCATTAATATTTGGCGATACAGCTAAGCCGTCGCCTTTACTTGTAACAGCTGTTGAACCGTATGAGTCCATAATAGTAAATGGCCCTCTACTAGCAGATGCAATACCATCTTTTACTATTTGGGTAGCATCACCTAATGCAAAATCTAATAAACCACCAATGGCGGCACCTGGTATAGCACCAACACCTCCAAACAATGCACCTATACCAGCACCTAATGCTGTAAATTTATTTTGATCTAATGTTTTAGCTAAGGCATTACCTGTACTTCTATTTTCATCTGTTAGATTGCCTGCTAAATCAGTACCTGCACTTAATAATGACAAATATCCTGTGCCTTTAGCTAATTTAGCTAGTCCACTACTTCCTTTAGCCATTCGGCCTATAGCTTTACTAGCACCTGCAACACCACCACCTTTGAATGCTTTTCCTATTCTACCTAATCCACCACCTTTTCCACCTCCTCCAAACATATTCATTAATCCACCCCCACCACCAATAGCACCAATGTCTTTAGTGATCATTGGGTTAAAAAATGTACCTTTAGTTAATGATCTAGTAACAATAGCAATTAAGGCACCTATTGTAGCTACAGAAGCTACATCACCTAAGAAATTACCAACTTTACCTCCAAAGAATTTAGAGATTAAGCCACCCATTTTACCAAATACACTAAATATTTTATTTACATAATTTAATCCATTTGCTAATGAATCTATAAAGGCACCTAAAGGACCAGCTAATAAATTACCAATTGTATCTTTTAATTTATCAATACCTTGGTTAAACTTAGTTTGTATATCTTGTCTTTTTTTAGCTTCATCAGCTTCTTTTTGGGTTAATTGAGCAAGTGATTTACCACTTTCAACAGCCATTTTTTGCTTACGAAGCTGATCAGCAAGTTCATCTGAAGATAATCCTAAGGCTTGAGCGTATGCTCTACGGCCTAGAACATTCATCTTTTCAAACTTAGCCAAAGTCATACCTTGGTTATTAAGTTCCTGAGCAAGTGCTACTTGATCACCTGCTAACGCGGCTGCTCTAGCTCTTTCTAGGTTTAACTGTTCTCCCGTTAATAATTCAGCTTTTAATTCGTTTTCAAGTGATGTTTCAAAATCAAGTAAAGCATCACCTTGTGATTTTACTTGTTCAAGTGTAGTACCAAATGCTTTAGCCTGTACTACTGCTTTAGCTAATACGTTAGGATTAGTTCCTAAACTAACAGCTAATTCACCTGATGTTTTGGATAAAGCTGCTAAAACTTCTTTATATGATGTACCAACTTTAAGAGCATTTTTATTTGTTACATATGCTCTAGATAAAGATTTTTCAAGTTGGGAAGATGATTTTCCAGTTAATAATGAAAACTTATAAACAATAGCTGCTTCATCCCCTGATAATCCTAGCTGTTTAGTTAGCATTATTTGAGTTTCAAGAACATCTCTTGAAAGTTCAACATTAAATCCAGTAGCAGAATTTAATTGACTCATTGCCTCAGCGGCATTAGCTAATGTAACATTTATGTTATCAGAGCTTCTTGCCATCCTAACCATTTCATTGGTTACTCTATTAGCATTATCCGCTCCGTAATCTAAATTTTTGCTAATATCAACTGATATTTTATTAAAGCGTAAAGCGCCATCTATAAGCATCTTAAAGATGCTGGCTACACTAAAAAATTCTCGTATGGATTTTCCAAAGTCTTTTAGTTTAGATCCTAGTAAAGCAAATAAATTATTTTGCTTTTGATATTCTTCATTTATTTTTTGTAATGTTCTTAATTGAGCATCAGATCTTTCTACTATTTGTCTTTGTAATGCTACATTATCAGCAAGTTTCTTATACCCTTTAGCACGAAGTTCAATTTCTTTTAGAAGTTGTTTTTCAATAACATCTCTATTAGCTTTAAGTTGCTTTTGTACTTTTTTAGTAATATTTTCTCCTCTTTCAAATTCATCAGCTAAGTCTCTAGTAGCCTGCGCTGATTTTCTCAGTACATCATCCAATTTAAGTCCTTTAGAAAGGCTAGCGGCTATACTTTTAATTGAGTCCTCTACCTTATCTAGTTCTCTATTGAGATCTTCTAGTTGTTGTGCTAATTGTGCTGGATCTGCCATTTAAGATATATAATATTACGACATATAAATATTAAAGGTACCTATTTTTTAGGTACCTTCGCTGTGTATGTTGGTGTTGTAGTTGTTGGTTTAGGAGCAATGTCGGGCTTTGCTAATTCTTTATTAGATACATTTTTAAGCATGTTTTGCTGTTTATTTATTGCTTCCTGTTGTTTTTCGTAGTGTTCCTTTAATTTTTCAAATGTAAACTTACGTAACCAAACAGGCATATTATAAACAGTATCCCAATCATATCCACCACCTCCGTGAAATACTATTTCGTGGATTTGGGTGAATAATCCTAATCTATAATCAAGCGTCAGGCCAAAAAAAGCTAATAGAAATAGGTACAACTATGCCCTCCTCTGCATAGTCCCCACTTTCAGGCTTATATAACAAATCAACATCTGGAGAGATTTTATTATAGTATTCACGTAATGCTCTTGCGTCTTTAGCAATTAAATAATTATCAATAAATTCGCGAATGTCTTTTTGTTCACGTTTGCCTTCAACTGAAGTAATCATGTATTTTAAACGTGTAGTAACATCAAATGAACCATTTGGGTTTACTTTTTGCATACCCTTAATCTCAGCTTCAATTTTTTGTTCATCACCTTGTGTTAATAACTTAAATGTAATGTTATTACTTGAGTGTGGTAATGTAAAGGTAAATTCATTTACACCACGTTGAAAAATAGATGTATCAATCTTTTTATCTTCTAATTTAGTTAAATCAACAGTAATTTCTTTACTATTATCATCAACAAAGGTATAATCTTTACCATAACCTAAAATACGAGCAGCAATTAATACAGCGTTTTTATCACCGATCAATAACTCATTGTAATCAATTTTGGAAACGATTAGTGCTTGTAATAGTTTGTCTATTACTGTGCCGTTTTTGAGGTAATTGACATTAGTAAGGATATCTTCTTCCTTAGCTGTCATGTATTTCATTTCGATTTGTCCACTAGCGAGTGGTGATGTTTCAGGATACAGTAAACCTTTAGATGGTAGCGAAACTGTTTCTGTTGGAATTTTTAATTCAGCCATAAACTTTTATTTGTTTTATATATATAAATATACGAAAAAAAAAGACGTCTGCAAAGCAGACGCCTTAAAGAAAGAAATATGAAGGAGGAATTAGAAGTTCAATACGCAATAGTCCATAGCTACTGTTACTGATAAGTTGATTGCGGCTTCATTTGCCCAATCGTATTCACCAAAAGTTGCTGTTTTTACATAAGCACCTTTGATAATCCACTCACCAACAATATCACCTACTGGACCTAAGATATCTAAAGTTAAATCTTTTTTATAGAAATCAGAGTAGCCATCACGACCAGTTACTGATTCGTGTGCTAAACGAGCCCATTCCATTACAGCTTGAGCGCCTGATGGAGTTACAGGATCATATAAGTTTAAAGTCATGTCGTTCCAACGTACTTTACCTTTAACTTTACGATATACGTTGATGTGATCTAAAATAATTTCACCAGCTTCGAATCCAGGAGCAGTAGCACTTTTAATCAAGTAAGCAGGAATACCAGCTATATACATGATAAAGCGATTCTGAACTTTAGGCTCAAACGCTGTGAACATTATTTCGTTTGCACTTAATACTGCCATTTTATGTTGTGTTTAAATTGCTATTAATAAATATTAGCAACTACATCCCCTTATGCAGGGAATGTAGCGCCAGTTGGTTGTACGTTGAAATTCAATATAATAAATTCAGCTGTCTTAGTTGGTTGGATATAGATCTGACCTACTAATTGGTTTCTATCAATTACATCAGGTGTGTTATTGGATTCATCCATTACTACCTTGTAAGCATATAAACCTTGACGTTGTACTACTGAATCTAGGTATGGATTAACTTGGCTTAAGAACAAGTTTCTTGTTACGTTTGTATTTTGTTCAAATACTAAGTTGTTTGCAACTTGGCCAATATAATCTTTTAATGCGATCAATAAACGACGAACGTTTACGCGATCAAGTGCTGTTGATTTCTTTTGCAATGTCTTTTGACCAAATACTACAACACCATTTCCTGGGAATGTAGCTAATGGGTTAACATTTGCATCATATAATGTATCACGATCGTTTTGAGATAATTTTCTTTCAGCTTTTAATACTGATGGAACACCACCACGGTTTAAACCGGCTGGAGCAAACCATTCAGCACCAACTTGGTCGTTGAATGCTAATACACCACCCATTACTGTTGATGGAGGACACCATACATTCTTACCTAAGTTAGAATTGTATAATTGAACCCAAGGCCAGTAAGTAGCAGCATAATTGCTATTTTGACTTGAAGCAGCTGTTGAAGCAGCAGATACTGTTTGACCATACAAAGTACAATCTAAAAGTGCAATTGCATCACCTCTGTTTTGACAAACACTAATCATATCATCAGCGGCAGCACCATTAGCAGCGATACCTGGAGCTAATAATACGTTAAAACGATAATCGTCTTTATTTGTCAATATACTGAAAGCAGTTATATAATCAGGATTTGTAAATCCTTGAATGTTATTGTTGTTTGTTGAACCATCACCAATTAATTCATTAAAATTAGATCCTAATGTTGTTGCTGGAATACCACCTGCAAAAGCACCTGCTGCTGAACCACTTCCTATTGCTGGTAATGTAGCAGCGTAAGATCCAGTTTTGAAATTACCATTATTATCGATTGAATCGATGTTTGGAAGAAGCACTGATTTAACACGAATATATTGAGATGCATTAGCGTAAGAACCAGTATAATCAATGTA